GAGCCTGAAGCGATTTGTAAACTTTGGGTAATCCCAGAATCGTCAATCACTGAATAATTCAGTTAAATCAAAACCCCCGGCTCACCTCTGAAACCGGGGGTTTTGTCTTGTCGGGATTCCGCCTACGGCAGTAGGACGCTTATTGCAGACACTAGGACTGCAAGAATAGCAATAGCAACTGCGACCTTGTTGCTCTTGTCATCGCGCTGAGTTTTTAGTTCCTTGACATCGAGTTCGATCTCGTTGATGCGAACATCCTGTGCATCAAATTTCTTTTCCATGCGTTCTTGAGATTCGCGCATATTGCGAACACTCTCCTCAATTCTACCAAGAGTTACATAAAGTTCAGGCGATTCCGACATTTTACTTCTCTGAATCGTGCTTTTCGATCAACTTCGCAGCCGAAGCATCGAGTTCATCTTGGGTGATTTGACCATCATTTAGGTAGTTGCGAGACATTTCTTCTGCAATTTCCATGATTCCGGCGATAGATGCCATAGCGATTGACTGCCAGAACTGCAGGCCGATGGCAGAACCACCAACAAAAGTTCCGCTTACTTTCATGATCACATAAGCAATTGTGCGGCCTGAGATGGCCTTGAACATTGACTTGTCCATTCATACTCCAATGGTTAAGCGCCCATTGGTTAATAGATAATTCTATTGTATCTTATGAGATTTTAATAGTGTCGCCGGGGTGGAGTGCCTTATTAGCATTTAGTTTCTGCAATTCCTGAACACGCACAGCGGTAGTTTTACCGGCTACTGGATGTTTTTCCGCAATTGCCCAGTATGAATCACCGGCAACTACCTCATATATGGCTCTGTGTGGCTCGCTGAGGACTTTTGGTGCTAGTGCTGGTGTTTCTGCCTTTGCAGCAGCCTTTTGAGCCTTATATGCGGCTTCTACGGTAGCGGCCTGCGCTTCATCATGAGTAGGTGCTGGTGCTGGCTCTGCGCTTGGATCTGCCAATACTGGCGCAGTAGCGATTACTGCTTCTTTGGCAATAAGCGCCTTAAAGAAGGCAATTGGCTCAATGTAGTTCTTACCATTTGCATCCCAAATGTGCTTCTTACCAATACGCAACTCCCAGTGCAGGTGCTTACCAGTAGACATACCGGTAGTCCCCATCTTGCCTAGTGGATTTCCGGCTTCAATTTTCTGACCCTTTTTGACCTTCAACGAACCATCCTGCATATGTGCGAATAGGCTCGTATAGAAAACGCCATCAATCTTCATTAGCAAGATTACATAGTTACCAAAGCCGCCACCGGCTGCCTTTGATTTGGTTGCTTCAAGCACAGTTGCATCGTATGGTGCTTCGATCCAGCAAGGCTCGTGGCTTGACCAGATATCAGTTCCATTGTGGTGCTTTTTCTGGTGAGTAACTGGATGGATACGCATACCCATCAACGAAGTTACTTTGAAATCTTTACCTAGTTTGCCGTCAATCGGCATCTGTGCTTTAGCCATTATTTATCCTTATGCGTAGGTGCTTGCGAACCAAGTTAGAGTTAGGGTTTCTGCGGTTACAGAAGATAGGCAGTGAACTTTTGCTACAAAGCCGGTTGTGGTTGGGTTTGAGTAAACAGTTGCAATGTATGGAGTTGCAGTTGCTGAATTTGAAACAGTAAGCACAATCTTTGGTGCAGTTGCAAAAGTTACTGGAAATGTAATAGTTACGGTTGCTGGAGTCCCAGATGCGCTAGGACCAGTAAATGTAGTAGTTCCGGTAAGCACTCCAGTATTGTCTGCACTAGATGCTAGGTTTGCAAAGTGCGTTTCAAGCGGGGCAATGCTATCGCCAGATGTTGGGTATGTAATTCCCTTAATCGTATTAGCCATTATTCGTTCGTTTCGCTAGGCGCACTAAAGTTAGTGCCATCAAAAAGCCATCCGGTAGTAATGGCAGAATTCTCACTAGATGCATCAACCGATGAATCTGCAGTAGTAATTGCATCAAATAGTTTGTCGTTGCAGTTCAAAACCGCTAGAACCATACCATCTTTAATAAATGCGATTTTTTTCATAATAATCTATTATACCTTTGTAATTTGCACAGTTACGAAGCGCAGATTAGCCGCGCCAGACATTGTTCCGCTAGCAGTATTAGTGACCCTTAGATCTGGATTCCAAGATAGATCACCACTTGCTGAGACTGTATAAGCACCAACAACCACCAATGATCCACCGCCATAGACCTGAGATCCAGTTGCAGTTGTCTTTACTCCAGAATATGTTGAGTTGAATGGATCAGTGCCACCAGTTCCATAAATACGGGCAGTAAGAGACTGTCTAGCCAGAGTGCTTGCTGCAGTATTTGTAGTAGAAATATCAACATCGAATACTGCGGTAACGATTACTTTACGCTGACCGCCAGTTTCAGGAATATCAATGTATGTTGTGCCGTAGTAATCAATAACATATTCATCAGTTTTGCCAGCACCGGACCAACTAGCACTTGCTAGTGCATAGTAAGTATATGTAGTTAGACTTGAGAGAATATCCACAGCATCGTTTGCTTTATTAGCAGCAGATTGTGCGAGTGCCGCTGCTGCAATAGCAGTATTTGCTGCACTCTGTGCCTGTGCAGTAGTTGCCTCAAGTTGCACAACCGTAGCATCTAGCCTTCTATAGTTTGATGCAAGTTGGTTATCTCGCGCAGTATTATTGATATCGCTTGATGTAACCATCAAGTCTAGATCTTTTAGTTGCTTCTCTACTTCTCGACCCCAAGGCTGCGAGGATGTTGGAAGATAACTTGTTGGAAATACATTCGCCATTATGACCTCGCTAGTGGAATTACTGAAAACTCATTAAATTTTAGAGCATCAAGTGGATGCGTAATTGGGTCTAATGCAAAGGTATTTAGATCCGAAAAATCCGCATCTGCCCACTTTTCATTAAAGTTTGTAAATGTTGCACAGGGAGTAGCGGTAATGCTTATGTTGTTAGGCGAATAATTTGCAGTAGTGATTCTAAACTTGTTATCGCGATACTCATATACACTGCCAATAGAACTACCAAATGCAAGTTTATCTGTAGTTCCAAGCGATAGTGAGATTGCTGGACCACAAGCAGCCTGAGCTGCTGCAATACCGCGTGTGCTTTGATCCATATCAGTAGTAATAAAGATATTATCTACAGTTTGATTAGCATCTTTTGATGTGAATTCGTCATCTGCACCAGTAACAAATGTTTTTAATTCTTTACTGAAGAACACGCCAGTTCCAGTAATGTAAAGTGCCGGATAGTCTGCTTCACCAGATGATTCAACACCGATTTTATATGGTGCATAAGTTAATTGATTTGGGTCGCTTGCAGTTGGCAAAGACGCAGCCGGTGGTGCAACAATTGTAATTTCAATTTCGTAGGGATTATCCGTAAGCGAAACAGTAAGGCTTCCGCCCTGACCAAGCCACTGAGCAGGTAGAATCGGTAGATCATCATTACCAACAACTACATATTGACCAGTAGTTCCGACATATGGCAATGGGAAAATTGCTTCAACACATTGTGGTTGATTTACCTGAGACAATGAAGCGTTGATGGCAAAACGCTTTGTAATTACTGCGCCAGCATCAACCTGCATGCTATCTGTGATAGATACGCTTTCATTTACGGTAAATAGGTTATCTAACTGTCTCTGCTGCTCGCGCACAACCTTATTTACACCATATTCAGTTTTATAGCGAATAACATCAATTGTCTTTGCGCTATTGAATGTATCGACTGAATATGTCTCAGTTGTTTTTTTATTGATTAATACTTGATTTGTCTTTGCTTTTCTAAAAACAAGATCGAAGCCATTAATATACATTTCAATGCCAACATTATCTGTATCACTTACAGTAATTGCGGAACACATCATCTTTAGGTATTCCCAGACATTTCCAGTCCAACCAAGATAATTGACATCAATGTTTTCAAGTTCAGCAGCAAATACTTCATCTATTACAGGACTTATTCCAACAAGCGAACAATAGTATTGAATAGCACTTAGAACAGTTGCACCACCGCCACCATGTGGTAATGCAGTTTTAGTAACATTAAGTCGAGACATAACTGTATCGCCAGTAATGCTTGCTAGGTTATTAGCAATTGATACTTTTTTAACCTGAAACTCTACTGATCCATAGTTAGAGTCAGTCAATTCCATAGAGTTATTTATGGCTAGCGCGCTATTAGGATGCGTGCCATCGACTGTATTCTCAGACATTGCTACGCCAGTTAGGTTTACTTGGCTTACACCACCAGACATGCTTGTTGGGTCTAGTGCAGTTACTTCTTCTGAATAAGAATATGCTGAGACAGCATTATTTTTTATGTGACCGCTACCGGTTAGGTTTTTTAGGGTTACGCTCATTCAACTTCTACCCAATCTAGAGACATTCCAACCCATCCATTATTTACATTAGACGAGTAATAATCCATTTGTGGAAATGATGCAAATTCTAAGCCAGTAGTTCCACGACCAGAAATAAAGCCACCATTTTCAACTGATGAATTTTCAGGAAGTAACTGCGCTATCATCCCAGTAATTTTAACAGTAGTAGCAGTGGTAGTTGCTAGGAAGATTTCAACATGGGTATATGTATCACCCTTGATCTTTGTATTAGTTCTAGTTGTGCTAGATACATCTAGTCGAGTTGGGTTTAGTGCAGTATCAGCAGATCCATCTACTCGCTTATATGGAACAATTCTTATTCCAGCAGTAGAAGCGCCAGATGGTCCATGCCAACCAAAATTTAGTGCATAATCTTTAGGAATAATTATTGTAAGTTTTTGAGTTGATACAAAGTTATCTGAAGTGGTGAACTCAATGTGTTTTACTGGATAATCATTTACGCTAGTTGCAGATGCATAGGTTGGCACAAGTGAGCCAGCAGATAGATCTGTCCAGCCCTTTTCTGCTAATGCAGGTGATGCCCAGTGTGGTGGAAGAATGTTTTTGTCAGCAGCAAATGGGTCTACCCAGTAAAATGGGCCATCACCATAAATTCCATCAGCATAATCTTTTACGACATGGAAATCTTCAATAGAGCCATTCCAAGTTGCGCTAAATTTACGGTGTGAGCCGCTAGAGCGATCAATCGATGCCCCACCATTCAGCAACTGCGCCTCAGTGACATAGCCAACCGAGCCAGCCTTCATTCCAGATGCGGGAGCCTTAATCCACATCTGCTTGCTTTTATTGCCAAAATAAACCTGACCGGCCATTAGTTTAGACCCCTTTGGGCTAGTAGCGCATTTCCGTTACTGACGGTTGATGCCAACTGTGCAGTATCCGCATATAGATTAATTGGTCGATCAATTGCTGCGCGTAGTAATTGTCGATCCTCTGGCGATAGATAAGTTATTTGAGTTCCACCCTGAGATGTATTTACTGTAGATCCCATAGACGCACGACTAAAGTTCATCTGATTTAGTGAGTTCATAAAGTCAACACCATAAGTTTTTACAGCAGATGCATTCATTACATATTCACCATTTGAAAGCATTGCAGAAATTGCATCGCTTCTAGATCCACCCGGACCAGCAACATAGCCACCATTAGCATAAGCAAGTTTTACATCGAATGGCTTGTATTTTGTGCCGTTCTGTAGTTCCCAGTTGCCAATGTATTTCATTGCATTATCAAGAATCATGGCATGTGGAATCTTGGTCATCAATTGCTCAAACCAATTCTTTTTATTCCAAATATCCATTTCAGCCTTCAGGTCGTTATAGACCTTTAGGTAAGTAGCCAAGCCCGGTGGGGTTGCTACAACTGGAGTTACAGGTGCTGCTGGAACACGAGGCAAACTACCGCTTCCAGTTCCGCTACCCGAACCAGTGCCAGTGCCAGTGCTACCACCGCTAGTAGTTGGAATGCTATTTAGCACGCCATCATCTGTGCGAACAACCTTGACATTTAGTTTGTGTTCTTTTGCTAGATATTCCTGCACAGCATTGAACTCTGCACTCTTTGTAGCATCAAATTCAACGGTTACATCGCGAGGTGTATCATGAACGGTCTTAGCATATGCATCAAATTGAGCAGCATATTTTTCAAGTTCAGTTGCGTTATACCCAACTTCTTTACCCTGAGCAATAAACTCTGTCTTTAGTCCAGAAACCGCATTCTCAAGTTCAGTTCCCTTCATGCCAGTAGCGGCTAGTGTCTTGATATATTCCTGATACTTACCAAGCATATCTATAATATTGCTGCGGTTCGCTGCTGCAGCAGATCCATTGCCAACAAGCGATGTATTTGCTTTATCCTGCGCATCTGATAGAGAGTTATTAGCCTTAGCAAGATCTGCAGTATTCTTTGCTAGTTTTGCACGAATGGCCTCAGCGCGCTTTGTATCGCCATAGCGCACAGCCACACCGAGCTGGAATTCTAAGATGCTTTTATCTGCAGTAAGTTCTTTGATGCTCTGATTAGCATTATCAATTGCTTCTTGAGCAGCCTTAGCGTCATCCTTAATCTTTCTCCAGCCACCAGCAATTCCATCAAGTGCAGTTTGCTTTGAGAACTGAATATCATCAATACGCTTAAAAACAGAAATTAGATCATTTGCATAGTCAACTACAGTTCTAACTGTTTGACTTAGTTTTCCGGTATCTTTAGTTAGTTTAGTAAGGTCAATTCCGGTGGTTTTTGCTGCATTTCCGAGATCTACTAAACCGTAACCCATAAGGTAGGCTTCACCAACCGCACCGGCAAGCGTATCTTTCAACTGCTCTAGCGGGAAATTAAAACCATTCCAGAAGTCTGATTTTAGAATTGTTGGAGTCTTTAGTCCAAGTCTGTTTCCTTTTGATTCAAGGGTATTGAAATAGGCATCAAGGGCGGCTTGACCCTTTTTAGCGGCAGCACTTGCATCAGTAAAGTTATAGCCAACCTTACGCAAGTAGTCAACGGTCTTAGTGTCTTTAGCAATATTTGCAAAATCACCAGACTGAAGCATTCTCTGCTGAAGCCATAGGTCATAGTTTTGACCCAAAACAATGTTCTGCTGCTGCAAAGCACCAGTTGTAGTATTTAGACCATTTGGTAGATCGGTTCCAGCGATTACCGCAAAACCCTGTGCAGTTTTAGATGCATCATAAACAGCAGCATCATTTTGCTGCATTGAGGTTGTCATGCCAGCAATCTGACCTGATGCAATTGCGGCATTCACGCCAGCCTCTGAACCAAAGTCCTTTAGTGCTTGCTGATAGTCAGCAGTTAGTGCTTCCTGAAGTCCAGAGAATCCATTGAGTAGGTTCTCAGCCTTTTGCGTTACTGGGGCAAGGGCCTCGCCAACCATTGAGATTGCCTGCACAACAGCGCCCAATACTGCTAGCCATCCAGTTGCTTTTAGAGCGGTGTTGAAGAACTTAGCAGCAACAACACCCTTATTCAAAGCGCCGGTAGTTGCATTTACTGCACCTTCAACGCCGATCATTGCAATTGCATAGGCTTTTATAGCAGCCTGACCAAGAGCAACAACCGCATTGATGGAAGTAAATGCCGCGACAACACCAAGTAGTCCAATAGTTAGTGGCATTACCCAGTCACGAATGAATGGGCTACGCGCTGCATTATTTAGAGTCTGCAGGAATGATGTAATTGCATCTAGCAAGCCCTTGAACATGTCGCCAGTTGCGCCTTCACCAAGGCTAGCCAATAGGTTATCCCAGTTATTTTTTAGAACCTCTAGTTTTGCTGCAACAGTATCCTGAATTTGACCATATGCAGCAGAAAGGAATGTGCCTTCGGTATATGCCTTACTAGCATTTCTAATTGAATCTGCGTAAACATTGTAGTTATCGCCAAGTTTTTGAATAGTCTGAATATCGCGCACATTGTGCAGACCGATGCCACGAAGCACAGAGTCAAGATTCTGACCATTATCTGACATAGACTGCAAACCGCCTAAGAATGCATCAAAAGCCTTTTGACCATTTGTTTGCCATGTCTTAGCGAAATCTTCTGCACTCATTCCAGCAATATTTGCATAGTTTTTAAGAGCAGAACCACCAGCGCCAACCGCCTGATTAATTCCAGCAAATGTGCGGATGATCGATCCACGAGCCGCTTCAGGTGCAATACCAACAGATGATAGTGCAGTTGCTAGACCGACAACCTCTGGCGTTGAAAATTTAGCCATCTTTGCAGTAGTTGCAATTTCCTTAGTTACAGATGCAATCTGTTCTTCAGTTGCAACTGCCTTTACACCGGCATAAGCAATAGCCGATCCAAGTTTGTTATAGTCACCCTCATTTAGAAGTTCACCGATACGACCAAAAGACATGGCGGTAGCCTGTGCGGTCATTCCAGTTGTAGCCGAGAACTGAGCAACGGTTTTAGTAAATGATTCTAGCCTGCCCTGAGCAATACCCAACTGATTACCAATTGTAGCAATTTCAGTTACCTTGCTAAATGATACCGGGATCTGAGCTGCAACCTCAGTAAGGCTGAATTTCATTGCACGAGCAGCCTCGCCAACCTTTACTGAGTAGAACTCAGTGGTTCTGGCAACATCCGCAAAAGAACGCTCATAACTAATAGCAGCATCTGCCATGGCCTTGATTGATCCCATTGTGATTCTGGAGACTTGCTGATAAGCAGCAGCAACATCGTAAAGAGCATAACGCTCACGCGCCATTGCGCGAACATTAGCATTACTAGCATCAGCCTGCTCCATGGCTGCATTTGCCATTGCCTTGCGACCCGGAATGCTTGATGTATTAGCAGCACCAGTAGCAGCACCTGCATTGCCAGTAGCAGCACTTACTGTAATCTTCTTTTTATTGAGTGCGTCTATTTCACCATTTAGGCTTTTTACGGCTGCTCTAGCGCGCTCGATGCCGGCTAGAAATGGGCCTACATCGAGATTTATTTGTGCATCAAAATTTAATGACACAAAACACCGCCTAAACTTATGAGAATACTATAACTATTCTACCTTATCCTTCTCAGAGAAGTCTTTGTAGAATTGCATCCTAGAAGGCATTGCCGAGCCATCGTAGGTATATGGCACAGTGTATGGAGACACTCCATAGTCTTTTTTAGAAGATTTTTTCTTTTCTTCTTGTTCCTGCCAACGCTCTAACTCGGCCCTTGCATAGCAAATGCTAGTTCGAACTTTAAATCCAATATTGCTTGCAAACTCATTTCGGCACACCCAGATAGGGCTACCACATTCTGGGCAGGTTTCATCTTCGAGAATCTGCATTGCCTCAACTAGCAAGAAGTCCAATTCCGTCCATGGGTCTGTTGGTTGTTCATGGAACAACATCGCGGCTGGACGGATAGAGGCTTTGAGGGCTGCCTTTATCTTGGTTATATAACCGCGATTACCTTCCCAAGTTAGGACTTCGGTAAAAAACCTGCGTCAGTCAATCCCTTGAAGTAAGCACCGGCTAGGGTCAATTGCTGCATTTTCTCAGTAACTAGATCCCAAACTTCTTTTGGAAGATGCTTACGGAACTCATTTACATCATCTGCAGTAAATACGCGCTCGTCAAGTTCGCCATCTGCGTTCTCAACGCTAATTAGGTTTGCAGCAACTAGGCTACAGGTCCAAACTCGAACCCAATCAGCATTTGCTTCTTCTTGACCAAAAGCATTTACGGTAGTTGGAAAATCCTTGTTGCACTGCTCTGTAATGCGTTCAATAGTCTCTTGATTGACTCCACGCATGTGAAATACAATCTTAGATTCCAGAATCTTTTTTGAGATCTCCTGAGCCTTTTGCTCTAGTCCTACAAGTCGATCTTCTTCGCCAAGAGCGGCATCATTGATTTCTTTATTGATTTTACTTAGTTCATATGCTGAATCTACATCTAGATATGCAGTTACAGAATCCTGCGGATAGGCGCGACCCTTTGCAAAATCTACAATATTGAATGTGCCTTTTGCCTGCGCCTTTTCGACTAGTTTAAGGACTTGTTCTCCGTTAAGTTCTTGTTCGCTCATTTTTCGCCTGTTCTTTTTGCCCATTAGAGAGGTGAAGGTCGGGGGTGGCGAATGGGCGCAAATCCACCCCCGACCAGTCTATTTGCTAGTCAGCAATAACGCTTACATTTACGCCCAACTTACCCTGTGCGGCAAAGTTGACCATAAACTTAACGCTGTCCTCACCTTCGGTGTTGTCCATAAATGCATCAGCGATGAACTTAAGAACATTAACCTTCTGGTTAGCAGCAATAGCAGTAGTTGCAGGAACGCCAACGCGAGTTACTAGGTAACCACTTGGGCGAGTTCCATCAGTTGCTGACTTGAATGCTGCAAAAGCATCTGCGTAAGAACCGGTAGTCTCTGATGTAATTCCGCGGAAGAAGGTTAGAGAACCTGCAAACTGTGCGAAACCACGAGACTGAACAGCACCTTCATCAACAATGCCGCGATCATCGATCTTGTTCGAGTCGCTTGCGCCAAGGTTGTATCCATCCCAAGCGATTGCAGGAGTCAAGTCAAGACCAAATTCGCTAATCTGGTAGTCAGTAGGTGCAGTTAGGAATTGCTCCTCGTTTGAAATGTCGTCAGCAGCAACCCACCAAACCTTTAGTCTACCGTTTGACTGAACCTTAGTTCCGGTTGCGGTTACTAGAAGTGGGCCAACGCCAGCAGTTCCAGCAGCAACTGGAATGTTAACCTTTACTTCACCGGTGGTTAGGAAGCGCGCACCAATGCGTAGCATCTCACCATCGCCAAGTAGGTCAACTGGAAAGTCGGTCTTTACGCCGTAGATTGAGATTTCCTGACCTGCTGCAAAGGCTGCATCGTGTGCATAACCAATGCGCTTAATCAAGTAATACTTGACATCAGCAGTCTGGAACAACTCGGCAAATAGGCCGTAAGAGGTCTCTGCGTTTGGATCTACATCGCGGAAACCATCTAGAGATGCCTCATAGTTGTTGTAAGTAGGGGTGTTAACTGACGCGTTATCGACAATTGCAAGTGAATTGTCCATGTTCGAGTCAGTCATGTTTAGGGTGAAGTTGTCCGTAACGGCTGGTGAAATGTTGAAAACATTGCTTGCATTGGTGATTTCAGTAAGCGTAGGGGCTTTCCAGTCAGCAAATGCATTTGCAGTCGCAACATAAATACCAACATTAGGGCGAAGCATTTTAGTAGACATGCTTTATTCCTTGTTCTCTTTAATGTCGATTTCTGGCTCAGGTAGAACTTCTACCTCAACCTCTGGAGCAGGCTGCTCCTTCTTTTTTGTTTCTTTTTTTGGCGCAGCCTGAACTTCGTCTGTTACCAGAACAAGGTTCTTGCCCAAAACTGGATGACCCACATAGTGGTCTGGCACATTTTTGACGATACCAGTATTCTTATTTTTTACCAATGGCATGCTAAGATTCCTCTCGAACCATAACTATGATACCACAGTATTGACCGCGAACACGAACGGTATCTCAGTAACATAGTGGGTTGGAACGGCTGCATTGTCAGTTTTTGCATAACTTGCACCACCAGAAGATAGCCGGAGTTCACCTGCATCAGTTGGCGTAAAGCCAGTCAATTTGTCACGCACAAGGCCAGCAACCTGCTTTGCCGCTCGATCTGTTGGAGCAATGCAGCGAACAATTACATAACTAACGCCAGAATTGTGGCGCACAGATGTGATTCCTCGACCGCGCGGGCTTTCGCTCATATCGCCATAGAAGGCAACAATATATGGCAAGAACAACTTATTGTCATACTTGACTTTTTCGTTATCAGGCACAGCGGTCTCATAGACATCCTGTGGGAGTTCTCTTAGTTTTGCGGTAATCTGGTCCTGAACCGCTAGCAAATCTAGGCTCAAAATAACTCACTTTCGCCAGATGATCTGAAGCCCTTAGACTTCATTGAAGTTTCAAGTTGGTTTCTGGCAGCCATCATTGCGCCAAAGTTCTGAAGAACTCCGCGACTATCTCCGGTTGCAGAGTTTAGCAATCCCATACCGATATGCTTACCAGTGTGATAGTTACCAGAGTCTTGCTCTACAAAGTAGGCATTACTAGCAACTTTATCTGAATCAATCCAACCAAATAGACCAACAATTTTAGAATTATCTGGAGATACTGCTGGACCTAGAGCATCTACTTCGCGAAGCATATTTCCAGCATCCATATGAACATCGCCAATGCTAGGGTCTGTATTTCCAATACGCGAACCCTGTGGATAACCATTTCTGGCATTCTTATTGTCATGCCAAGGAGATCCAGTTGGGCTTCCTTCAAGGATGAATTTACGCATGTATTCAGCACCAGAATCAATTGTTTCTTTTAACGCCTGACCGCCAGCAGAAACTACCTGCTTTATGAAGGTAACTGAATAGCCATCAAATTCCATAAGTTTAGGCATCTGGATCGCTCTCCATATCCACATCGCAAACAATTGTTCTCTGCCAAGGATTAGAACTATTAATCACAGAGCGCACGATGTAGATAAACTTCTTAAGTTGTTCATCTACCGGGCTATCGGTAACGATGATGTAATTACCCGGGCGAATATCCGTCATAGCGCCATTAGAGCCAGTAAGCGTATTACCCTTAAAATCCAACTGCATTGTTACCTGATGGGCGCTTGTGGCGTTTCCTACGGCATTTGGAGTGGTTGATCCAGTATTAGGCTGAATCCTGGCCTTGCCAGCCCATACGGCCGTCTCAGAAGTATCCCAAGTGTTTGTAGTGGCATTGTATGTGCGACTAGACAGGACTTCATTATAGATAGTTATGCTGCACAACTGAAAGGCGCGAGCAACTGCCCGATGGTGAAAGAACCATCGAGAGTCAATTGTTGGTCTGCCATTCAAGGCCATTATTAGAACCTGTCGTAGTGAAGGTGAAAGGTATGGAAGTCTACTATTTCAAATGACTCATAAGAATCTTGAACAGCATCTTTATCAGCCTCGGCAACCAACTGAGCAGCCTGTGCGCGAAGTTCAGCACCTAACTTAGCACCATCGGTCTGCAGATCATTAGTCTTTATGACCTTGCTAATGAGTGCCTCTGATGTTGCAAGCACAAGTTTTGCCTGAGCTGCGGCACGCTTTACATTATCAGAGTAGAGACTTGCAAATGCCTGAATCTGTGCGTCACTAAAGATATAGGCAGCAGACGAAGATGGATCAGATAGATCCTCTAGTTGCTCCGTATCCGGAATTAGTAGACGAATCTGACCTACTACGCCTGAATAGTCAGGTGGATATAGGTCTGGGATTACAGGCATTTTTTATCCTATTCAGCAGGTGGTGTATATACTGGACGATTTAGGAATGTTTCTGCCCATGCTTCGGCTTCAGTCCTTGATGCAAATGGAGATCCATCTCCATCTGGGTCATGAGGCTGGATAAGTGCAGGCTCTACCTGCTCGTCACCATAAATTAAAACAACATTATCTTTATCAATTTCATAGCGAATAGCCATTTTTATCTCCTTAGTTTAGGGTTTGAACAACATCGCCAGCAAATTGGAATGCAAGCGGAACTCCACCATACATGTCAGTTGAAACGGCAGATGGTGCAACATATTTATTATTTACATAAACACAACTCTTACTAGGTGATCCACATCCCCATTTCCATGTAGAGAAATTTGTGCTATAAAGAGTTAGAGTTGGATTTGAGTATGAACCACCACTCCAGACTCCTGAAATTATTGCAGTTCCATTAGCATATGCAAATGTATTATATGTCCAAGTTCCAGTAAATGCATTGCCAAGAATAGTTCCCTGAGCATGCGGTTGAGATGCAGTAACAGAACCAGTAGTGTTTATGGTTAGGAAATATGATCCACTGGCACTAAGCCAGTTAGTGCCATTCCAAGATAAACCAACAGACTGAGCATATGTTTGAACATATGTCCATGTTGTTCCATTAGCAGAATATCCATAGGCGCCTACATAGGTAGTATCACCGGATCCACCAGTTGCAATATATGCAAACTGTGAACCGTTCCAGCGAACAGTCCCAGTCCAAATATTATTCCAGTTAGAATTAAGTCTGCTAGTCCAACTAATACCATCAGTTGATGAGTGTCCTTGAACTCCCCAAGCGCCAGAATAAACTCTTCCACCCATAAAGAATATTCCATTACCAAAGGTAATGTCAGTAAATGCTGGAGTTCCAGAACCACCCAAAAGTGTTGCAGCGGTTGTTCTTGCAGTCCAAGTAACCGCATCTGGTGATGTGTAGACCTGCGATGATGAAATAGCAACAAATAGGCTATTTCCATAGGCCATAGCAATAAATGAGGCTGGAGTTGTTCCAATTTGTGTTAGGTTATCGGATGTAGTTCCTCGCCAAATTGTGCTATCACCCTTAAGGCTAAATAAATATCCATTAATTTGGCCAACCCAGTTAGAGCCGGTGATACCAGTTGGACCAGTTGCCCAGTTCTGGTGTGTAATTATGGAATTTGTTTGAGCAGTTACAGGAAATTGATAAAGAGTAACATACTGAGCAGTTCCAATACCAACATTTGTTCCATCACCAGAAATATAGCGAAGTTGTGTTGAATTTCCAGCAAGATAACAGTTTCCAGCAGGATGATTTGGAACAATATATCTTCCGGTTGATGCATATCCATGAGTAATCATGGCATAGCCAGTAGTGGCAGCGGGTGCTGTTACTACTGATGTAGTTGCTACTGGAAAAGTATTAATAGCCATTATGAAATCTCGCTTCCAAATGCACTAAATGAGGCATTTGTATCTGATGCATAAACTGAAATAACATCAGTAGTTGCAAGCGTAATTCCCAAAGTAAGTGCAGTAGTAGAGTTTGCAGCAAGCGATGCACCATATACCAAATAGTGCTTAGGATCAATTGCTGCACCTGCCGGGCGAACAGCAATACGGAAAGTAATTGCTGCTGCTGATATATTTGCAACAGTAATAGTTGAAACAACTGCAGATGTGGCACTCGGAACAGTATAGAGTGATGTTAGCGTAGTTGCTGCTGGATTAGACTGTCCTAGCACCTTATATGATGTAGCCATTATTTACCTTCCTAAGCGCCCATTAGCATGAACGAATCAAAACCTGAAGCCGGCGCTGCGGCATTTACCCATTTAGTTCCATTATAACTTAGCAATTGACCGGTAACTGCTGAAGTAATCTGAAAATCTGTAAGATCTGCAATTGCATGGGTGTGAGCAGTTGGAGTTCTTGAATCGCTCAAGCGTGAATCTGTTGTAATAACCGCAGTTCCAGTTACCTGAGATGGTGCAATTGCCCCACCCGGATTACTATATGAAAGTGATGTCCATGCAGTTGAGCCATTACCAATCTTTACTTTACCAGTATCAGTTTCATAGCCCTGCTCACCAGCGGCAAGTGTAGGGTTAGCCGAGGTCCAGTTAGCAGCAGTATCTCTGCGTAGTTTAATTACGGTTTGCGCTGCCATTAGGCTGCTCCTCCATCGATGATATTGCTATTTTCCCATAGGCTAGTAGCATTGTTATATTTTAGCAGGTCACCATTAGATGGTGATCCAGCGGATACATTGTGTAGTTCCTCTAGTTCGAAGCCATTAGCAATTCGAACATAGATCTGACCTGTTGTTGCGTGTGCTTTTACACAAAAACCAACAGTAACCAAGTGGTTTGGAGCAGATGGCTTGGTAGATGTCATGCCACCAGCAATGCTTGGCGATAGGTATACTGCAGCACCCTCAGTAAGTCCAGCAGTATTAACATTAGTCAGTAGACCCTGAGTAACAATATAACCATTATTGTTATTGGTTAAATCGCCAAATAAGAGTCCAGCAGTCTTTGATGAAGCAACTTCGCTATTTGCCTGAGATAGTGAAATAAGAGCATTATTACCATTTGATCCACTAAAATAAACAACCTGCCCCTTAGTTAAGTCAGAGCCAGTTGTATTTCGCACAGGAGAGCCGAGGGCCTGACCGGTAAAGGTATATCCAGATGGGTCAAAACTAATAGTTGAAGTTGTTGAATTATAGACAATTGGAAGGGTTGCACTTAGATTTCCAAGATTTCCAGCAGGACCCTGAATACCCTGAATTCCCCTTGGAATAGTTAGATTTAGTGTCTGGCTTGGTGCTGATCCAGTAATAGTTGCACCCGCAGGATCACCAGAATTACCAGTAGTAACTGTGCCAATAGCAAGAGAGTTTGGTTGACCAACATCACCGCGTGGAATTGTGAAACTTACGGTTTGAGTAGGTGAAGTTCCGGTAATGCTTACCGAGGCACTAGATCCTGGATTTCCAGTAGTTACCGTTCCAACAGATAGAGTATTTGCTGGACCGGTTGCACCAGTATTACCAGTATCACCCTTAACACCCTGAATTCCCTGAATTCCCTGATCTCCACGCGGAATAGTAAGGCTAAGTGTTTGAGATGGCGCAGTTCCGGTAATAGTTGCAGATGCACTAGACCCTGCAGATCCAGTAGTAATAGTCCCGATTGAAAGGCTATTTGCAGGTCCTGTTGCGCCAGTAGGTCCGACTAAGTAATATGTTCCATTTGCTGCAGGAACTGGTGATAGCGATGTTAGGTCAACAGTTGTTCCGCCTGGTAGGGAAAAACTAAACGGGTCTACATTAACCGCAGTTCCATCGGCATCTGTTAGTTGAAATGAAACAGTCCAAGTCCAGTTAATTGGATTTGCATCGGTATCGTTTGTGGCAGTAAGGATAATTCCACGAGTCGTGCCATATCCGCATAGATAGCCTTCACTATCTAATGTTGCCTCAACTACGGCTGGAAGAATAGTTACTGGTGCTGGAGATGCACTAGAATCAAGAATTTTTGCTGGAGATGCTTTAAAATATATTTTTCCAGCAGCCGGAATTGCATCTGGCTCAGATCCAGAATCTGCACTATCAGCATAGGCAAGAATAAAACGACCAGTAACTGTGCCGTAGGAAAGATTGCTAGGAATGTTAGCCATAATACTCTATTCTACCACGCTAGGCAGTTCCACCATCAATGGTAGTTGGTTGACCAACCATCGGATTATATGGAAGGTTATTGTATGTAGTTACGCCATCACCAATTTTAATTTTTTTTGTATCTGTTTCTACAACTAATTCGCGTTCAGCAAGAACCGGATTAGCAGATGCCCACTGAGCAGCAGTTCCACCCCTAAGTTGAATTTGAACAGCCATTAAACTCCACCACCATTAAGAGACATTGTTCCCCCATAATTACTCGATGGGCTTCCACCATCTATATTACCGTATGGCGCACCATCAGCACCTGCGGGTCCAGTTGCACCTGTGTCGCCTTTGGGGCCAGTAGCACCAGTTGGGCCACTTTGTGGACTAACGAATGTATAAAGACCGGTTGTTGCATTCCAAGATAGCACATAGCCATCCTGCCTGCCGGCTAGGGTTACATTGTGCAATTCATCAAGTTCAAATCCATTTTGTGGGCGCACAAAGATCTCGCCATTATTTTGGTTTGCACGAGTAACAATACCAATAAAGACTAAGTGGGCTGGGGCAACAGGTTTATTAGCAAGACCAAAAATCAAGTTCCCAGATGTGCCAAGCCATACTGGATCGCCAGCATTTGCACCATTAGTATTTAAGCCAGCAAGCAAACCCTCAGTAATAACATTTGTCTTGCCATTTGTAGATACTGTTGCTTCAAGCAAACCCATAGTTTTAGATGAAGTGCCTTCAGAAGCATTAGAGGCTTTTGAAACAATCATGTTAGTTCCATCGGAAGAACTTACATAGACGGCTTGCCCCTTATTAATTGCCTCAGATGCTTTTACTTCATGCTTAATTACAGATGTATAAGAAGCAGCAGGTGCAACATTTGTCCAATATGTGTTGTAATCAGTTCCATCAACTTTTGTTAGAATTTGACCGGCAGTTCCACCAGTAGCAATTCCCGGACCAGCAGGACCAGTAGCGCCAGTAGAGCCAGTAGAGCCAGTATCACCTTTGATACCCTGAGAACCAGTTGCTCCCTGTGGTCCAGTTTCACCTTGAATTCCTTGAATTCCTTGTGGTCCCTGTGGACCTACAATTTGACCAGCATCAAACCAAGAAGTGCCATTCCATACATAAAGATCACCATCAGCGTCAACTATGTATGCATCATTCTTAGAATTTCCAGTAGATGGTAACTGAGTTGCATTTGCAACGCTACCCTTAATCTCTAGGCTAGTTCCAGCAGTTCCTTGAATGCCCTGCTCGCCCTGAATACCCTGTGGACCCTGAAGTCCGGTATCACCCTTTGGTCCTTGAGCGCCAGTATCTCCTTTTAGACCCTGCTCACCCTGTGGCCCAGTAGCACCAACAAGTGAATCAAGCCATTCCTGCTCAGTTCCAGTAAAGCCGTAAACAACTGCTACATCATAAGCAGAGATTCCATTAGTTCCGTTATAACCATCAGCGCCAGCAGGACCAGTATCACCCTTGGGACCCATCGAACCAGTATCACCTTTAGGGCCTTGAACTCCCTGTTCACCCTGCGCTCCAGTCGCACCAGTATCTCCCTTATCGCCCTTAGCACCCTGCGCTCCAGTCGCACCAGTATCTCCCTTATCGCCAGTATCACCTTTTAGACCTTGGATGCCTTGGATACCCTGATCGCCAGTGTCCCCCTTTTCACCTTGGATGCCCTGTATACCTTGTTCACCCTGTATACCTTGCTCACCTTGGATTCCTTGCTCACCCTGTGGACCCTGTGGTCCTACCTCACCTTGCGGGCCTTGAACGCCTTGCTCACCTTGCGGTCCTTGCGCTCCGTCAGCCCCCTGTTCTCCCTGTGGGCCTTGCGGTCCAGTCTCGCCTTTAGAACCATTAGCACCGCTAATGCCATTTCTAAATCCGCCCTTTTTATCAAGTTTCTTTATTTCGCGTTCAACAGTATCTCCCCATTCCTGCGATTGTGCAGGAAGGTTACTGTCGGGGAAAATAATAGCCATTCAACAATTCTATCATTACAAATAAAGAACGCCCCGGAGCGAAGGCTCAACGAGGCGTTCTATAGGGCAACGAAGGAGAAAGCGTTGCATGTCAATTTTAGCACAAAAGAAAAACCCCCGCCTTTCAGCGGGGGCTAATCTTAGGGAGTGCTATTAAGCGCCTGCACCGGTTGAAGCAAAAGTTCCAGCAGGAACTAGGAAGCCACCAGTTGCAAGGTGACGAATTCGCATCTGGAAGTCGTCGTTGTCGAATGAGCCAGCACGAACTGGAACATCGCCGCCACCTAGAAGCATGCCACCCTCACTCTTTACGCGAAGTTCAGGAGTCTCGTGTCCACGAAGGAATGAGAGAACAACTGATGGGTTTAGCGAGGTTGCAGGAGCAGGAATCAAGAACCAGTAAGCACCTGCGTTAGCGTTGATGCGGGTCAACCAGTGGTTAACAACTACATCTACACGACCAGCAACAGGGTTGCCATGGATCTGTAGGTCATTACCAACGGTAGTGCGTAGTTCAGTTACAGAAAGGATGTTGCGAGCAGTCATCTCAAGTGCAGGTGAGACTACAAGAGTCCAACGCTGAACAGGAGTGATTGGGCGACCATTGTAGGTCTGCTGGTTAACAGCATTCATAGCCTTCTGTAGTGAGTCAATGCTTAGAGCAGGGTTCACACCAGCACCGTTACCCGAAGAACCAATGTTCTGGTTTCCTGAGTTAAAGTTAGTGGTGTTTAGACCTGAAGCAGAAACCAACTGCTTGGTTGCTTCGCGGTCCTCAAGACCTGCAGCGTGCATAGCAAGTTCCATAGGCAAACGCTCAATGACACCGAAGTTGTTGTCGTTGATGATTGACTCCCATGAGAAGCGGATGCGCTCACCAGACTTCTTGATGCTGATTTCCTGCTCAGTTGCTGAGAATGAAAGAGTAGGATACTCGTCATACTCACCAACATTTGGAAGTGAGCCATCGATGAATGCGTTTCCACCGTTCTCAGCAGGAATGTTGTCCTGATCGAACTTGAACTGGAAATACTTTTGTGGACGGAAGTCGTCCAAAACGGTCTTGGTAGCGAATGCATCCCACACCTTTGGAAGTGCAGCATAGTTCTCTAGCAAGATGCGGTTTAGGTAAGGCTGGATCTGAACTGGGAAGTCCGAGGTCGAGATGCCTTCCTTAACCTTCAACTGGTCCATACGGTCGCCACGAAGTGCGCCGTCTAGAATCTTCGCAGCCTCAAGCTGACGAGCAGTGATATTAGACATTATTTTCCTTCTTACTTCGCAGCAATCTTAACCCAAGCCTCGGCTGCACCAGATGCAGACTTAGCCTTGATTGCGAAACCGAATAGGGTGTTACCAGAAGCGGTAGTGTTCAATGCACCAGCAGAGGTGATGTAAACAGGAGCGCCTACGGTTAGAGTGCCAGTTACGGTTAGGCGGAATACGCCTTCGAACTTGACGGTGGTGTAGTAGTTGCCATCTTCGCCAACAGTTGCATCCTTAAGAGCAACACCGACAAGAGAACCAACGATTACTGGCGCTCCCGAAACTACGGTGCTTGCTACTGGGAGAACGAGCGAGTCGGCATCATTGTATACTTCATTAGCAGCCATGATTAGCCTTTCTTAGCGCGAGACACAATTGCCTCGAACTCGTCGATTAGGGTGGTTGGTTCTGCAGATTCCTTGATGTTACCTACTACGGCAGCAGCAGGTGCAGCAGCCTCAGCGACAACTTCACCGCGGATTGCAGTTGCGTAAGCAACTTCTTCAGCGATTAGTTCATCTACAGTCTTGGTGTTTGACTCAGACTTCATTGACTCTGCTACACGAGTTAGCGCAATCTTTGGTAGTCCTGATTCGTTGAATTTCTCAGCAACTTCAACTGGGTCAAGAGCAGGGGTTTCCTCGCCCTCAATTTCCTCAGCCGGCTTTGCAGCCTCAGCAAGAATCGAAACTGATTCTACAACTGGGGTGAGTGCCTCAACGAAGGCAGCCTTGAGTTCAGCAATTGCTGACTCAAATTCTTCCTTTGTAATAGACATATTTCCTTCTTCTTCTAGTGATTCGTCAACGAATGTCAACGCTTCATTTGATTTGTAACTTTCGAGTAGCGAGATAAACTTGCCACCTGCTCCAGCCACAGTTACCACATCGACACTTGTAAGCGGATCTGCCACAAGTGATTCAACGATCGGTCCTTTTCGCCCATCGGCTTCGCCCATTTGGGCATTACCGAGAGCATGAATTGATAGACCCACATCGCCAGCCATCTCTTTGATGATTGGTGCGTAGTGTGAGTAAAATTGCACATCAGCGTAAAGCGACTTATCGCTCTCGTTGAAGGTTGCATCAGAAACAAGTTTTCCAGCCAACTGGTGAACATCGCGTTCTGGGCGGTCATTAGCCTCGCCTGCAGATGGGTGGTTCATGAATACCTTTGTGCCAGATTTGAAAACCTGTGGCCCGTATTCCTTAAGCATGTCTGCGCCATAATAGCCTGAAGATCCCCAACCGGCTTCGATAACTTTAATGCGCCACTTGTTACCAGATTCGCTGGCGTTAAAGCCAACAGATTCATCTAGTCTACGCATAATACTCCAAGGTTGGAAACAAAACAATTGCTATTAGTAATAATAGCACAAGCGTTTTTAGTTCTTACCCTGATCTGCGTTGCGCGCTGAATTATTGTCAGTTACCGATCCAACTTTTCCACTAACACCCTGTGATGGAACTACAGAACTAGTATCCGGGTTCGCATCATTTGACTTCGTAGCGGCATACTTCGAGTTATTTGGAAGCATTACGCCATTAGGTGCAGATGAATCAGTCTCAACGATGTCAAGAATATCTACGATTGCAGCGCGGTATTCATCTTCGTTCAAGATGCCAGACTCCCATGCCATAGCAAGTGCCTGAACCATGCGGTGAGTAGGCTCAACCTCAATTGAAGGCCAAGTAACGCTGATGTTATCTGGTGCGCCAGAAAAGCGTAGTAGACGCTTGAAGAATAGTGACCAAACATTCTGGCGAGCCTGCATTGCCTTCATAGTTGGAGTATCTAGGGTCTGTGCAGTTCCGTATGAACCAGATGAAGATGGGTCTGCAAGAAGCGCCACAATTGAAACTTCCAAACCAGAAGCAATCATTGCTGCGAGTGACTTGCCAGATTCAAAGTCATAACCAGAGCCACGAGTCATTGGGGTTAGATCTACATCTGCGCCCATAGCAGCAGTTGCACCAACACGATTTTTACCACCATCAGCAACTGCAATCTTTGCAGCAGCGTTGTTCACTCCGGCACGAGACTTAGCCGATACCTTGTAGGCAAACTGGGCTAGAGCCTTGGTCATGATTGAACCATTCTCAAGGTATTCGCGATATAGTCGCGCCCAAGCCAATACTGACAGGGCATCCGGCACACCGAAGGTCCAGCCAACCTGACTATTGAATGCTTGGTGAAACATGACATAGCCAAGATCTACTTCATCATCCGAGCCTGTGCTGCTCTTTAGTCTGCGCGACTTAGGCATTTCGTCTGGGTAAGAATCGGTGTAATACCACTTGCTTACGATCTGGCTAGTGCCATTTGAGAACATGCGATTCCATGTTCTACGGATAGCCCAGATAACTTCATTGTTATCCGGGTCAGTCATAACGCCGCTAATTTCATTTAGCGGAACACGCATAAACTGTTGGTCTGCAACGCGACCAAGCACGAAAACATTGCCATCTGTATAGGCAGCAAGTTCTAGTTCTTCGAATGCCATGTGTGAGAACAAAGCGCGCTCATTTACTGGCGAAGATAGTTTATTCTTGACACGAGCCGATAGTTTTGGAAGATTAAAGCCGCGAGACCATACATAAGAAGAACGCAATTTGTAGCCACGCTTGATTAGCGGGTTGCCCACTGCCATCTCGCGAATCTGCTCAGATGCGCGCTTTAGATCAAATAGGTTCATTCCAGAGAACTCAATCTCGTGGATTGTTGACCAGCCCTTATTATCGAGCATCATCGAAACATTGTTCAATGATTCGTGTAATTCGAGATTTTCGAGTTCTAAGCGCGAAAACTTCTCATTTAGGGCAGTTAAGTCTAGATTTTCTTCCATAATGCTTATTTTAGCATGCTAAATTGGCATTCCGCGGCGATCATCCATCTCCATGAGTTCCCATGGATCATATGAGACCATGCTGCCAACTTCAAGTTCCGCGTATGGATTATTTATCAGCGCATCAATTTCGGCGCAGGCGTAAACTGCAGCATCCAGATTGTCAGGAGACTTCATGCCGCGTGAGCGCATATCATCCTTAGATTCAATCTGAATTCCACCCTTTGGCGAGAACTTAAACTTAATCATTAGCATTTCATCAAGCAATTTTTCGTCATTTGGGTCAATGTCGAGTGTGCTAGTCTGCATTTTCTCGCGCATCTGGTCATAATAAAGCGCACGAGCGTTTAGCCAGCGCAAAGTATCCGGTGAGCGCCCAGAACCAATCATGGCGATTACCTTGTATGGCTTGCGATCGTATGAACTATCATTCATCAAGATATCAATAACACCAGCACCAATACCAGAGCCGTCAATACGGATTTCGGTAGCCATTAGGTCTAGCGCAGCCCTGTGGATGCGCCCGGCTGTCTCAGTAAGCGTTACCTTGTTCCAAGTGCTGTGCAAGCGCAGTCTGCCACCGCGATTCACATAGATCGAGTTGTAGTCCTCACCCATGCGCGCGATGTCCACACCCAAGATACATTCCTTCTCAAAATCCTCTGGAATATCTGCATCAACCGACTTATCGATTGCGGTCTGGGTGAAGAACATAGAGTCTGATTCTTCTGGGAACTCCGCAAGAATCTTGCTCTTAAAGCGGCTAGATTCCTCTCCCCATTGAATCTTCATATCTTCTACCCATTGTGGCTGTGGTAGCAGTGCGCTCAAATGTTCAGATACAATCTCGCCAGTAAAGTTCGGAGTATCGTGAACCGAGATAGTCATACGATTCCAAGTCGAGTCCTCGCGCTTGAAGATCTTGCCAAAAGCACTCTGGTAATCATCTGGGTTAGCAATTGCCAAGATGCGACAGTTGGCAGCAGTTGTGTTTACTTCGGCCGCGGTAAAGATCATCTCCGGGCAACCCACTGCCTCGTCAATCAGAAATAGCACACCATCTGGGCGGTGCAGACCCTGAAAGGCAGACATATCCATGTCAGCAGGGCGGCGACCAAATGCTACCTGCTTCTCGATGATTCGCTTATTACCCTTTTCATCAATACCCTCAACCGGAATCTTCCATTGATCATCTTGGGTAATCTTGCCAGCCAGACCATGCTCTACGAAGTGCTTACGGACTTCTTCCCAAAGAATGTTGTGAACCTGATTGTAAGTAGGTGCAGTAGAAACTACGAGCGAGTTTGACCCGCGTGTAGATACCCACCAACATGCTGCGATGCCCATCGTGTATGACTTGCCTGTCGAGTGCGCGGATTTGACGGCAGTTCGCTTATTGTTAGCAAGAGACCGTAGCATTTCCTTTTGCTTGGAATATAACTCCGCGCCCAATACTTCTTCAGCCCAAAGAACCGGATCGTTAAAATATACTTCGTTCTTTGACTTTTTGCGGAGAATCTCCAGCGCCCCATCGATAACTTCATCAAGCATTATTCTCCAAGTAGGTATTCAACTAATTCTGGATTATCGCGAAGGACCATTACCATCGGTTCTTCATAAAGCCCTATGAAGTAATGCTCCCAGTCTAGAAACTCTGTAGACTTGCCCGGCTTGAATGAACCGCCGAAGGTAGATAGAATAGCATGCATTACTTCGTGTAATAGTGTTGTGCGCTTCATCTGCACAGTGAGTTCGGCATCGATTATGATTGTGCCGTCTTTGTAGTTGGTGAAGCCGTAGTGATCATCAGCCGCATGCTTGCGCTTTTGCTCGGAGACTTCCCAGACCTGCGAGCCAATCTTTATCTTGCTAGGTAACTTAGTCATGCATACCTTCCGCGGCTAGTTCATACTTAGCCTTCACGAGACCTTCGTGTGCCAACTTATCAATCTCGCCCTTTTCAATCTCTGGAAACTTCGCGGTGAGTTCCTTCTTGACATGCTCAAGGGCCACATCAAAGGCGCGACCCATAATCTTAGCCTGATGCTCGGTTACAAGCGAGACATCAATATCCAACTTCTTACTCTCTGCATCAAGGCGCTGCGCAATGGCCTGTAGAGTTTGCAGCAAAAGTCGTGCGTGTTGTGGGTCTTTAACATCCATAGCGTTTTGCTTGAGCGAGTCTTTGAGTTCATTTAACTCGAGCAGTAGCAACTGCCGGCGCTCCAACTCGGTCCAGATATCACGATTCTGGAGCATGCGCTTAACATGCACAACGGCCTGAGCAGCGTTGATACCAGTTTGGCGCTCCATCTCCTCGCCTGATGCTCCACCCGCTGCTAGGCGCAGCAGGAGTTCATCTAGGACATTTACTTCTTTAGGCATTCATCAACCTTTGCTTCAATCTCATTTAGGCGCTTTTCCAAGTAGTAGTAGAGAGCGTCAATCATCTCTTGCGCTGATGGCACAGGTGTAGTAGGTTCAGATAGTTCTTCAGGAGCGTCTGCGATTCCGCGAGACGAACTTGATTTTCCAGAAAAACCTATTGAAAAATTTTTTAGGTCAGGCATTATCGAGACTCTCGCTTGCTATGAATTCTTTGAATGCATCTGCACCGATGGCAACGATGTCCCAGAGTTCGGCATCATGTGGCGCTTCAAAGAACACGACAACATCGTCATGCTTGAATTGCCAGACTACTGTATGCAGGTCTGGATCTGGATCGACAAGACTCAACTCAAGAGCAACCGTCTTGCGAAATCCCAAACTAAGTAAAAAGGTCATAACTTAATCATAGTATGTGTGATTAAATAACAAGACCCCGGCCGTTTGATCGGTTCTCAAAAGAACTACAGGGACGGTTCCGGGGTATCAGCACCGCCACTAGGAATTGAACCCAGTCCAACGGGTTTGGAATCCGTTGTGCTTCCGTAACACTTTGGCGATTCAGCGAGACCGAGTGAAGGACTCGAACCTTCCATCTTCCCTAAGTTGGTTGGGATGTGATCACCCATTCACCTACTCGATCTGCGAATCTAGTATAGCACTAAAAGTCAAAAAATGGTGAAATAGAACATACGGTTCGTAGATTGCCGCCAACTCGCGAATTCGCTAAAAAAACGATTTCTTTGCCCGCGATTCCAAAGCTGCGAGCGCGCAAAAGCCCGCCGAGTTGTCTAGTCTCGGCGGGTCTGCGCTCCGGTCTGGTTTAGCGGGTCTTGCGAACTTGGAGCAACTGCCACGCTTGCGCGAAGGTCTGCGCCTGTTCGAGCCAAAGGGTCGTTGCATTGGTCTTGGCGAACTCGACAATTTGCATTAGCAAAATCGCCCAAGCGCGAATTTCGGCGGTCGAGTTTGTTCCGGCGTGCTGTCTAAATTCGATGGTCTGCGCGGTGCGGTATCCACGCGCTCCGGCAAAGTGTGGCGCGGTGTTTACGGCGTAATACTTCTCTGTGCTTTCGGCTTCGAATTGTAGGCGGTGCGCTTGGCTGTCGCTGTTCTTCTGCGCGTAGTAAGTTCCGGCGCGCTCGGCGATAGGGTCGAGAATGTGCGACATCGAGCGGTAAACGCGGATAACATTTGCAAGGTCGCGAGCGGTTAGGTCTGCGCTTCCTAGGTGAATGTGAAGCCCGCAAGTGTCGTTTATTTCGACATCCGCCAAGCCCGCTAGGTCTAGCGCTCCAAGGTGTTGCGGGTGCGTGCCTTCGCAATAGGTTGCCGGCTTTATCTCTTGGTAATCGCCCGCGCCGTTGCACTCACTATTCCCGCAGTCGTGTTCTGGGTCATCGTTGTAATCTCCGCAGTTGTCGCAGTTGCACTCATGATAGGTGCAACTTCTGCACTCGCACTCGCACTCATCGCTCCCGTTCTCGCGACTAACCGAGCCGTCTCCGCAGAAGGCGAGAATGTCGCGCGGGTCGTTGTGTTCTCCCATGATCTCGATAAGTTCCGGTGTCTGCTGGCGGTAGTTTGCGCCTAGGTTCATGTGAATAGTGTCTGCGTCTGGTGTCTCAATTTCGAAAGCCCAAGTGCGAGCGGTTGCGGTCGGCTCGGCAGTTGCCAAGTCTTGCGCGAATTTGTCGAACTCGGCACGAATAAAGGCGCTCTGCTCGCGGGTGCTAGTGAATTTTGGTGCTTTTTGCATGGTCGTTTTCTTTCTTTTGTCGGGTTATTTGGTGCGGTGAATGTAGCGGATAAGGAGCGCGCAGATTCCAAGCGGAATAAGTGCGCCGAGCGGTGCGAGTAGCGCGCCGATGATTTCGGCAAGCGCGCAAAGTGCGAGCAAGCCGAAGGCGATTAGTAGTGCGGTTGCGGTCGTTTTCATGGTTCGATTCTAGCCGATTTTGCACCTTCTATGCAAGCCAATTCGAGCAATTTTGCAAACTTTTTTTATTTTATTTTCTGGCGTGTCGCTATTGACTAAACCCGCTCCGGCATGGTATAAGCGCGAGCTGCAACCGGTCGAGCCGGTGCAAGTTAGGTAAGCCTTACTTGACTACCTTCAACCCTAGGTCGAGGGTTTCGCGCTCGCGGGGTCGGTTCAGCCGGCTCTCAGGAAACTCTCAGGAAACTATCAGGCAGCTTGCAGGATCTTCTCAGGGTCAAAAATGCCTATTTCCCGCGCGTGTGCGTGCGCCAGCGCGAATTCCCAAATGTTGCCCGCACCGGCGCGAATTCCCAAAATACGCAGGTGTGCCTAGCGCCCGCGAATTCCTAAATGGCAGGGATGTATTGCGTTGTGCCTAATGCGCGAATTCCCAAACACGATCTTTATCCATACCGCGAGCGCGGTGCATACACAGCGCGAATTCCTAAATAAAGGAGCGCGCGTATCCGCGAGCGCGTATAGCACAAACTAGGATGGTCTGTCAAGTGTTTTTCGAATAAATCTTTTTTGCAAATGAACTTGCGTATGTCGCAATAGTATGCAATCATGTTCTTACGGCGATGAAGCCGGCGCGTGAGTATCCTGTAAATATCTCTCCGCGCATGTTGGTCGGTATCCCCCATACTCGACTAACTCGGGTGCTTACTCTTTGCTTGGTCGTTTCGAGTAAGCACCCCCCAAAAATTTTTCATCGAATCAACTTGACATAACATTTTTATTCGATTAGACTATGTAATACAATCAAACAATTCAATAAAGGAGAAACGATAATATGTGTTCAATTGGTGGCTTTTCATTATCAACAAACAGCCGTATCAACCCGCGCAAGTTGGCTAACGCACTACTAACCGAAATGGATGTGCGCGGTAATCAGGCTTCGGGCTATGCATGGCAGTCAAGCACAGGTTCAGGTGTCTACAAAAAAGACACTTCGGGCGCTCGTCTCTCCATGAAGCAGATGTCAAAAGGCACACGCCTAGCCGTTCTACACACTCGTTATGCAACGCATGGCACAATTCGCGACATGGCTAACAATCACCCTGTTCTATCACCGGACAAGTCTGTTGCACTCGTTCACAACGGCGTTATCTACAACCACGATCGAGTTCGTAGCGAGATGTCTATCGGCTCGATTCTGCCAGAAGTAGATACCGCAGTTATCCCTGCACTCTTGCAGGAGTTCGACCGCGACACCGACAAGTTCGACATGCTAGACGGAGACGCTTCGGTTGCATGGCTAGACGACAACGACCGACTAGTTATGAAACTCGCTCGTATCTCGCACTCGCCATTGTGTATCGCACAACTTGCAGACGGCTCATTCGTATTCGCTTCGACCGAGAGCATTCTTTGGAATGCACTCAAAGTTGCAGGTCTCGCACCGGTCTACATGGAGAATGTGCCAGAGCGCGTTCTCATGACGATTCGAGACGGCGTTCTTGCCGATGTCGAAGCATTACCAGAACTCGACAAGAAGTATGAGAACGACTGGACTTCTTACTACTCGAAGTCAAGTTATCGCGGTATGACTGCCGGTGGCAAAGGCGTAAGCATTTACACCAGCGAGCCTAACGCGAGTATCTTTGGCGATGTAGAAGATACCGAGATGATCGAGTTCCCAGAAGTAGACGGCATGATTCCAAACGAGTTTGGCGAATACTTTGACGAAGCGGGTATCTACATGGGTAGCGTTGACGACTTGATTGAGACCGGCTATCTCTACTATGACGAAGTGTATGGCAAGTATGAGAAAACCGGTAAGTTCAACGAGCAAATCGACTTCTGCTACGCGCAAAAGCCGAAGGTAAAATTTAGCGACATGTGGGGAGATGTTAGTGAACTTTTCTAAAAACATCTCTCACCATTAGTTATTTATATAAATATTATAATAATAAATAATATATATAAATACCCTGTACCCCAGACCGCACCATTTTGAATCGAATATGGTCAACAAAACCCGATTTTCGACCATATTTGATTCACCCAAGAACCCCAATCACCAAAAAAAACTAAACAATTTTGCAAAACATCAACATTTTGTCAAACAAGTTGTGTAGGATGTAAATAGCAAAACAAGTTTCATCGCAAAATCTGCTTGACATATTTGATTCACGAATCGAATATGGTAAGCACCGAATCGAATATGGTAAAAGGAGAAAACGCCATGAGTAAGTCAGCAAGATCACTATTCAAAATCAAGACCACGCTCGCGATGTTGTCAATGCAGTCAAGCGTTGATTACTATCTGCTAGCAGACGATAGCGCGATTCGCGATTACTACGAGAATGGCGCAGACTTCGATACCATTTTGAACTATGTCAATGAGAACTACTAAGGAGAACAGCAACATGCCACCACTAGAAGCCGATGTAATCGCAAACAAAATTAGCAACGACATTGCAAGCGCAGAAGCGCGCATTGCAGACTACGCCGGAAACCTAAGCCGTTGGTTCGGCAAAGACCGCGAGTTGACCGACATCGTAAACCCAAACATGCCGTTCGAATCGCAGTATGTAAAAGCCATGCTCGACAAGATGAATGGCGAGTATCGCAACCTGCTACAACTACAAGCACAACTCACCGAGTTCCAGATGAACTCAACTGAAAAGGAGACTGCAAATGTCTAACATCGAAAACAATGACATCCACTACGAAGTAGTTATCGAGACTACGACCAAGCACCGCGTTTATGTCTACGCGCCAGACCGCGAGACCGCGCAGATTCAGGCATGCTCGGCAGTATTGCGAACATTCCATGAAGAAGAAGCGCCAACCGGCAAAGTATGGTCGCACCAGAC